ATAATAAAACTTAAATCCAATAGTGAAACATTTATTAATTGGGTTAAAGAAGTTGATGATATCTTGAGCAAGACTCAGATCAACAACGTTAATGGTGAACCGTTAGAGTACAAAGACGATCACTTCCAAGAGCAAATGCGTAGGTTGCAGCAATGCTCTATGAACTTTGAAATGCATCCTATCTATCCGATAAATGAGCAGGTCGCGATGGATTTAATTTACAGCCACATTGAAGGAGAGAAGAATAAATATGATCAATCAGTTTTATAAATTCTGTCTTTTAATTATGCTGTTAGTGATACCCCCTAAAATTTTTTTGATTTTAGTTGGGGCACTGCTTTACATAACGTTTAACTAACCAATAAGGAGAAAATAAAAATGTCAGTTAAAGAAATAAAAAACAAATACTTTGCAACGAAAGATTATTCGTTGTTTAAAAAATCAAGAGGCAATCGTGAAGTCGATCATACACACGTAGAACGAATTAAACGATTGATTGCGGATAAAGATACGAAGGCTGCAATTACTGTAAATAAAAATTACGAAGTAATTGATGGCCAACATACTTTGCAGGCAAGAAAAGAATTAGGTTTAGAAGTTTACTTTATCGTTTCTGAATCGGATGATGCTCTTGATACTGCGAGAATGAACACCGGAAAACGGAACTGGAACTTGGATAACTTTTTAAAGTTTCACTGTGATCGTAATAGACAAGATTATAAAATCTGTAGATCGAAGATGGAACAATTTGGTATGCCAGTTGCAGAAACACTTGCGCTGCTAAATGGTAAAGCAACAGTGTTTAAAGAAATGACCGAACAATTTAAGTTGGGTAATTTTTCAATTCCTGCAGGTAACATTGCAAAGTTTGATCGAATTGCTAAAGAGATGACACACATCGCTAAGCATATTGATCCATCTGCTACAAAATTAAAAAGACAATTGATCAGAGCTTATTTGATTTTGTGCAAACATCCGAAATTTAGTTTTGACAGATTAAAATCTGCAATGCGATCTAAGGGTGGAAAGTTAAGTGCAGTTACATCAAAAGATGAATACATTGAACAATTGGACAGAGTGTACAATGGTGGATTAACCAGAGACAAAAAGGTTGATTTACTTAAATTTGCACTTGACCGAGACTTTGATAAAAGAGAGGACGCAGCATAATGGACAAAGAAAATATAAAAATAGATAAACGATCAGATAAATCTGTTTATATCACAATAGGCAACTGGACAGTTTATTTAGATGATTCAACAAATGAAAAAATAATAGACAGTTGGACAGAGGGAGAAGAAAATGGACATCAATAAATGGAAATCTTGTGCAGTTGATATTGATTCATACTGCATCATCAGAGCTATGGGTAAGGAAGGGTTTAGAAGACCTGGTAATATGATAGCTAAATTAGTTGATGAGGAGATTAGAAAAATAGCCAAGAAAGAGGGTAAATCTGTTGAGGCTATGAGAGAGAATTTACTGAAGCAAGGGCGCGCACTGCTCAACGGTAAATAAGTTAGATCGGATCTGATTACTAACTGAAGAAGGGGCTGGGAGATCTGGCCCCTTTTTTTTAGGGTTGCAATTAAAAATAAAATTCTATATTAATCAATTAACGTATTCCTAAGCCTAAATGAAAAAGTGGGGCTTTTCAAAACACTTTATTTTCACAACAACAACGAACAATTAGTTTTTAAATTAACAATTTAATTAGGAGACTAAGTGGCGAAACAGAAACAAAAGGCAAGTCCTGAAGCATTAGAACATGCTTTAAAGAAATTAGTAATGATATGTCCGAATAAAAAGACCTATGATGAAATGACAAGCTTGATGTTTCAGTTGTATTGTGGAAATGATTTTGGTTTAGGAAATTTCAGTCTTTCATTCATTGATAAAGTCGATGAGTGTTGGAAGACCGGTCGTAAAGCTGCAGCTAAGGCTAAAGGCATACACCTGGTCTTTAAGAATGATGCGTGATTGCAGAGTATTTCCATATCTATATCTTTTCCCACTCTGCAGTCACGTAAATCATGGACGATGAAACTTTCGAAACATTAGGTAACTATCATTATAAGGTTATGGAAACCTTAGATGGCCCAGGTAGAATGAGATTCATTGATCATGTATTTGACGAGTGGGTAGAGTCGCAAGAGCTTGATTATCCTAAAAGGGAGCAGCAGCAATACCGTGAATTACTCACCGACCTTGTTAAAGATTTTGGGCACTGACATGGCTCATAAAATCATTAATGTAAAATACCCTGAACAAAGATTGTTCCAGGCAATTATTGTCCAGGCGTTTGAAGATTGTATTGTTAAAACTAATAATAAGCGTGATGTTTATAATAAGGAAGATTCTTATAAATGGTTTAATGCTGCTGATGATGATTTTGAACGAGTATGTTGGTACGCTGACATGGATCCGATTTTTGTTAAGGATCGATTTTTAAAATTAAAACGTGAAAAGATTATCTATTTTACTAAAGATGAGCTCATTTGGATAGAGTATAGGGATAAATATAAACGATATAGAGCAGCAAAATCTAAGGAAGCTAGAAAAATAATTAAAATACAGATTGATAGGTTAACCCTGCCAGGTGGAATAAATAAAAAACCTAGCAGGGAATCTAACTAACCTAAGAGCGAGCTAATGAAAAAAGCTCAGTATCCATTGTACGTGAATCGGTAAAATTTATCAAGTCTGAAGTGTAAAAGGTTACCGGCCACCGGAAACCGGACCAGTAAGGTTAAATGGTGGCCGCTATGTTTATAAAGTAGAATTTATACCATTTTACGTGTTTTGCTGCAATCTTTTAAATTTCTCTATATAGATATTCTAGACTAATTAAAAAAATATTTTGCATCGAACCCTAAACAGGTGTCCCTGGTGTCCCTAAAGTACTATTATACAATAATACCAATGCTTTTAATCGATTTTAACGTGTCCCTAATGGTGTCCCTATGGTGTCCCTAAGGGACACCTAAACAATAAATACTACTATAGGGTGTCTTGCGGGAACTCAACTTTTGCTTTTTCAAATGTTGGACAGGGGTTAAAATAATCTATATAATAGAAAAATAATCATGGGATTGAAGAAGAAAGAACTGAGAACTGAAGACGACCTGACTTTAAAGCAGCGTAGGTTTATTGATATCTATGTAAAGAATTGGGGGAATATCACTAAATCTGAAGCTTGTAAGCAGGCGGGTTTTGAATGTAAGAATGAAAAAGATTATTCTGTTATTGCATCTAGATTAACAAACAGAAAATTAAATCCCCATGTCGTAAAATACTTAGACAAAATTTATAAACAAGAATGTGCTAAATACGAAGGTGACAACCTCAGACGTTATAAGCGATTAGAACGTATAGCTCTTAGTGCAGAAGCTGATAAACAATATGCTGCTGCAATCAATGCGGAATATAGATCTGGTCAATTGGCTGGACAATATGTTGATAGAAAAGAAGTTAAAGTAACAGGGTTGGAGGGCATGTCACGTGAAGAACTTGAAGACAAACTCAAGGAACTTTCAAACAAAATCGATGGTTACAACGCGAAGACCATTGACGTTGTCGAAAGCACAACTGAGCAAATTGAAGAAAGCTAGTTGGTCTGAGTGGATCCAAGTTTTCAACAAAGTACATAATCCACAACTCTATACATCGGTAGGTATTGTAAGTGTTAAAACGAAAAATAAATATAAATAAAAAAGCTAAACATTGGCAAGATAGATATCCAATGGTAGAAGTTGTTTGGCAAGATATTGTTAGTGACTCTGGTTGGCAAGACCTTGAACAGTTAAAAGATTCAAAGCTTGCAACATGTGTTACGAAAGGTCATTTGCTATCTCAAGTCAAAGGTGTTACTAGAATATTTGGAGATTACTCCACTAATGATAAAGGAGAAATTGAACAGATCGGTAATACTACAATCATACCTAATTCAGTGATAATAAGTATTAAAAAGATTTAAAGTTGACTTGAATATGGCTGGTAAAAATCGTGAGTCATTACTTTGGCAAAGAATAAAAAAACATATTGATAATGTGTTTTTTACCCGCATAGAATCTAGCACAATCAATGGAATACCTGACATACATGGCGTTGGTTTTGGTAAGGTTTTTTGGTTAGAATTAAAATCAGACTACGTCAGCTATCCTAAGCTAAATAAATGGCAAATTGTTTGGATTAACAAGTATGTGAAAGCAGGTGGTATTGTAATTATCT